CTGCATTCCACCTTCCCAATGGCTTTTGCCCACACAAACCAAGTTGCCTTTTCGATCATATTTCCAGTGTTGGAATGGAGGAAAGTTCACTTTCTGCTTGCCATCTGCCACTGTCTTTGGATTGCGTTTTCTGCCTGGTTCATCTGGTATGTGTTCGTATGTCATCACTCTGAATACCACATCATCCTTGTCGATTTTCCGATAATCCACTTCACATTCGCTCAGTTTGGTCTTGGGATTGATGGCTTTGCGTTTTTCGTATTCTTGTTGTGTTAATTTTTTGGCTTTGTTTCTTTTGGCTTGTGCCACGCTTCTTATGTTGATTGCGTCCATATTTTTCACAATCAAATCATAACTGCTGTACTCGTCGTCTGTGAAACTACAAAATGACGTTTTAGACTTGTGAATTTCTTCCAAAAGGTCTCTATTGTTAAGATAATTGACTTTTTTCATTGATATTCCTTTTTATATATCTCTTCATTATAAACTACTCAGTTAATTTTGTCAATAAATAAATGTAGGAGTGTTTCATGATTAAAAAATATATTGGTAGAACAATTGGCAAAGTGGCAAGTTTCGCCAAAAAAAACTGGAATCAAGGTTTTAAAAAACCAACAAGGGCAGTTGCGGCAAACACAGATGGTTCCATTGACCCAATTGATTGGCGTGTGTCTTTGTCGGTGCCACCGAGAATAGTTGAATACACCGGAGCAGGCACAGAAAACACAGCAGGTGGATTATTGGCACCCTTACTAGAAAAAACAAATTACAGAATGATTTTTCCGTACACTCCTACGTTTATGATAGGTCAAAGTGCCAATTACAATGCTATGAGTCCTGTACACACAAACTATCCTTACTATGCTTATGAAAACTCAAGAGTGGATCAGATCACTCTCACTGCAGATTTTTATGTACAGAATTCTATTGAAGCAAACTATTGGGTAGCCTGTCTTCACTATTTGCGAGTGATGACCAAAATGGCATATGGAGCAGGACCAGACAAAGGTTTACCTCCGCCGATAGCACTATTGAATGGATATGGAGATTATGTGTTCAAAGATGTTCCGGTGTTAATTCAAAACTTCACATTTGATTTGAAAAGAGACATAGATTACATTGGTACAAATATTAAAGCAGGCGAAGAACTTAACCAAGGAGATGGAGAGTCCACCAACTCTATTGAAGGTTATGCCTATGCTCCTACAGAAAGTATGTTTACTATAACACTTCAACCTCAATACAGCAGAAGCAAACAGGCAAAATTCAATCTACAGAGTTTTGTTAAAGGTGATGACAACGGACAAGGATATATTTAAACATGGCAAGGTATTCCAAATCAAGTCCTTACGCAGAAACGAAAGTTGTGGATGATGTCTATCTTGACATTTTGAATATACGTCCTATTCCTGCTCTCTCATCAGATGTTTTATATGAAATAGAATCACAATATCATCACAGACCAGATCTGTTGGCTTATGATCTTTATGATGATCCAAAGTTATGGTGGGTGTTTGCTCATCGCAACATGGATGTTATAGTTGATCCCATTTACGATTTTGAATCAGGAGTTAGCATTTACATACCAACAGGACCAGCATTAAAAAATTTATTAGGATTGTAATATGCCAAGCCTGGATAAAATTAAAGAAAGAAGATTGAATAAGGTCAATGTTCAAGACAATTTAAAAAAAGTTTCCAAACTGAATGATAATATTGAGGTTGCCAAAGGACAAGTAACTCAAGGACTTGCACAAACTAGCACAATCACAACCGACAGTGCTGTTACTAAAGTCAATAAAACTTTTGATTATGAGTCTGATGCTTATAAGGATTCAATCATGCAGACCGAAGATGGTCAAACCAAACTGATCACACAACAAAGAATTTTTAATCCCTTACACAATCTTGCCACATACAATTCAATTATTACTTTTGCTGTGTGTGATTTGGTGGAAACAAATTTTCCTGAAGTGCTTCAAAAAAGAAATCCTAAATATCCCATTGCCCAATCGGCAGGAAAACAAAGACCCGCTGATCAAGATTTGTTTCAATCACAAGGTTTAGATTTAGAATTCCATGTGAACAATTTAGAGGTGTCCACAGTAGCGGCACCAGAACCTAACACCAGACACATGAAAGGAACAAAGATTAACTTCGAAATTCAAGAGCCATACAGTATGGGATTACTTTTTTCACAGATGCAGTTGAAAGCCAATCTTGCCAACGGTGACGCTGACAAAGATGTCAATTTTAGAGAACAGTGTTATGTGATTATTGTAGATTTTGTAGGAGAACCAGATCCTGATGTTGTGGACAAGATCAAAATAAACAAAATTAAGGAAGAATTGCGTGAAAGTAGAGTTGTGATACCAATCAAAGTCAGCAGAGTGGAATTCAATGTCAAAGGCGGAGGAACCACTTACCAATTTGAATCTTTTTGTTGGAATGAACACGCCATAGTAGACGAAAATCTAAAGATTAAACATGATGTTACATTACAGGGATCCACAGTTCATGAAATGCTACAAACAGGGGAAAGCAGTTTGATGGCTCAACTGAACGGGTTCACCAGAAGTAAAAAGAATCAACGTGGCGGTAGTACCATTTATAATAGAGACACAAAAAAAATTACCACATTTAATGAGGACACAGTGATATTTTTTCCTGACATGACAGACTCAGGAGAAGGACCAGATGAATCTGCTTTACAATTCTTGTACAGAGATAGACAAGGAGGTGCAGTAGTCGATACAGGCGATGTGGTTGAAAATAGATTTTCTGAAAGATCAGAAGATTCTGTGGTCAAAATGTTGCTGGATACAGCCGGTAAAGGAATCACAGTGACAAATCAATTTGGCAACAATCAAAAAGAAGGCTTAAGAGTTAGTCAAGAAGTAAACAAGCAATGGACCGGCAATGAAATAGGCAGAGCCAAAATGTTGATAGATGAAGAAAATGCTCAAGCATTAGGTAATGTTTTTCCCGATATAAAAGAAGCATACGACGACAGCAAAAGATGGTTCCCTCAAGGCAATATCAACATTGATTTCAAAAAAGGACATTTACAATTTGAAAAAGGCACATTAGTCAGTGATATTATTGAAACTGTTTTGATCCTAAGCGAATATGGCAAACAACTGTATGATCGAACCACCCAGAGCACAACAAATAGTAGAGGCGAAATTAAATGGTTTAGAATTTATCCTAAATCTTTTTTATTGAAAGACACATTTTATAAACAACAAGTGGGAAAGGATCCTCAAATCAACGTGTTACAGGTATATCCTTACGGTGTGCCTGAGGCAATGTTTGTTGATCCAAAAGATGATGCTCCTAATTTAGATCATCTTAGAGCACAAATTGTGAAACAATATGATTACATTTACACAGGAACCAATCAAGACATTTTAGATTTTGAAATTCTTTATAGATTTGCTTTTTATAATGAAACTCCAAAGAACACCCAAGACAGCAGTGAAGGCAATACCGACGGAAATTCTGCTGTTAAATCAAAAGGAAAATTGTTTAATTGGGGAGGTAAAAAAACTTGGAATGACAGAACTCAAAAAGAAGGCGGAGCAATCACGCAAGGGGGTGAAATAGAAATTGATCGAATGTCAGGCACTCAATACGAAAGCGTCACCACAAGAATAGCCAGAATGTGGAATGAAAGGATTATTAATAGTGATGGTGATTTAGTGCAATTGAATGTGAGACTGGTGGGCGATCCATACTATTTGCCTAACAGTGGATTTGGAAACTTTGTTGAGTTTGGCACTAAAGTTGCTAAAGGTCCAAACAGCAAAGACAAAACGAAGATGACCAAAGATGGTAGAGCAGATTTTATTAACAGGATGAATTTAGTAGAATTCAATTTTAGATCTCCAGTCGATTATGATCTTAACTCTGATAAAAATTCTAAATACTATGGAGATATAAGATCGATATTGATAAAAGATTCTGCTGAACAAAAACAACAATTGGGTTTTTTCAGTGGTATGTACATAGTAACAAAAGTTACAAGTGTTTTTAGACAAGGAAAATTTGAACAAGAAGTAACATTGACCAGACCACCACATTTTGCCAGAGACGCTAAAAGTGGTACACCAACAGGTGGAAAACAAGTAAACTTTGATCCAAACGACGTTTTTAACACAGACGATGGTGGATCAGGACAAAGTTCATAATATGAGAGACGAAAAAAGAACCACACTGAAAATAAATCCTAAAAAGGACAAAGGACCCTTTGAAGGCATAGTGAGAAATGTGTTGGATCCCAAGTATTCAGGATCATTGGAAATAGAACTGATCAAAACCATAGGATCAAATAATTTTAGCACAGGTCAGATAGTAGTAGCCAGATACCTGCACCCGTTTTATGGAACAACGCCACTCAGTGACACAAAAGATGACAGTGGTAATGACACTGCTGACAGCAGGAACAGTCAACAGAGTTATGGTATGTGGTTTGTGCCACCAGACGTAGGCAATCATGTAATGGTCACATTTATTGAAGGCAATTGGAACAGAGCCTTTTGGATGGGTTGTATCAATCAGTTCGGAATGAATTTTGGAATGCCAGAAGCCAATGTGGCAACATCCACAGTCAAAACCACAGATGTTGATTTGACAGGAAAAAAATTACCTGTGTCTGAGTACAACAAAACCAATCAAGAAACCATTGATATTACAAGAGTTGATAAGATTCCTAAACCAGTGAATATAAGATTTAAAAATATATTGGCTAATCAAGGATTATTAGAAGATGAAACCAGAGGATTGACCACATCCAGTGCGAGAAGAGAAGTACCTAGTTCTGTATTTGGATTCAACACCCCTGGACCGGTTGATAAAGATTTTGCTGTGTTTTCGAGATTAGGTGGGTCGAGTTTGGTTATGGACGACGGTGATAATTCGTTCGTAAGGAAAACTCTTGCCAAAGATGGTCCTTCGGATTATGTAAATCTAATAGATTCGGATGAAAATTATTTTACGGCTGACAAGCAAGTCAATGTACCACACAATGAACTGTTCAGAATACGTACTCGTACAGGACATCAAATATTGCTACACAATTCAGAAGATTTGATTTATATTGCCAATGCCAATGGCACAGCCTGGATTGAAATGACTGCGAATGGCAAGATAGATTTCTTTGCTCAAGACAGCATCAGTATGCACACTCAAACAGATTTCAATTTCAAAGCAGACAGAGATGTGAACGTGGAGGCAGGACGCAGTATAAATCTTAAAGCAAGAAGCAGTATCACAGAAGAATCTTTAGGCAGTCACACAGTGACAGTGGGAACCAATCAAACAATCACAGTTGCTAATTTACAAACTGTGTCGGTGGGAACGACCAATCATTATGCCACAGGAAATATCAATCAGGATACTGGTGGAGTGATAAATCTAAACAATGGTTTTGCTGTTGAAACTCCTCCTACACCTTTGAGTACTCATGAAAATCCTGGAGAAAGTTACGGCAACATCATGAAAAGAGTGCCTCAACACGAACCTTGGAGTCATCATGAAAATTTTGATCCGCAATCAGTTTCAACAGGAAAAACTGATAGAACGACAATAGAACAGATATCTACGGGCAAACCAACAAATATTCCTGACACATTTAGGAATGGTAGAGTTTAAAGGAAGTAAATATTAGTATGGCTGACAAAAAACTATTTAAAGAGATCACACTAACACAAAAGAATACCAAAAGTCTGAAGCCTACTCAAAGAGCATACAGAGGCATCAGCACAGTGAACAATGATAACACAAAATTTTCTTTATTTGATGTAGCATTGATCAAACAAGACATTATCAATCATTTCCATATCAGCAAGGGTGAAAAATTAGAAAATCCTGAATTTGGCACAATAATTTGGTCTGCTCTGCATGATCCTTTTACAGATGAATTGAAACAAGCAATCATAGAAGATGTAAACAACATATTCGATTCAGATCCGAGAATTAACGCCAACAAAGTGTTGGTTACACCATATGAATCCGGTTTACAAATCGAGGTAGAATTAACCTATTTGAATTACAACATTTCAGAGCAATTAAGACTTAAATTCGATGAAGATAACGGATTATTGAATTAAATGCTCAGTTTATGTTCTACAATAAATAGTGCTATAACAAAAGGAAGCCATGTCATCAACAGACAGACAAAATAGATTATTACTAGCAGAAGATTGGAAAAGAGTTTACCAATCTTATAAAAATGCTGAATTTCAAAGTTACGATTTCGACAATCTACGTCGAACAATGATTCAATACCTTAGAGACAATTATCCAGAAGATTTCAATGACTATATCGAATCATCAGAATATCTGGCATTGATTGATTTGATTGCCTTTTTGGGACAAAACATATCTTACAGAATTGATTTGAATGCTAGAGAAAACTTTTTAGAAACTGCTGATAGAAGAGAATCTGTTTTAAGATTGGCTAGATTA